GGCAACGTTGGTGCGGACATCTCACCAAAGGCTCGTGAAAAGGCACAGACCCTAGTAGTGACCACTCTTGTTGTTGGTCAGATTGCCCAGAACGCAGCCATGGCAGCCACAGCCTCAGCTGCATTTAGAAGGAGAAACTAATGAAGTTATTTGGAAACGTTATTCTTAGAGTTGTCGCAACCTTCGTCGCGTCTGCTCTAGGAGTTATTGGTGCCGGTTCAGTCGCCGGCTCAGTTAGTGGAGTAAACATTCCCATCTGGTTTAGCGCGATTATGGGTGGAATCATGGCCGTTGCCAAGGTCGTGGAGCTTCTCTCACTCGCGTTCCTAGAGGACGGTAAGCTTACCCGTGACGAGATAAACGCCGCCTTCCGCCAAACCACAAAGCTAAAGGACACCGACGAGGTAATCCCAACCAAGAAGAAAGAAAAAGAATAATGAGAGACAAACTCATGGTAATAATCACCATAGGCATACTTGTGTTTATTGGCGTAGTAGTAATTGGTGAGTATATAGCAATGCTAACTGCCCAGCAGGCAACTGGTGAAGCAGTAGCAACAAACCCAGAAGCAATCGCTCTGGTACAAAACGCACTCGTTGGACTTATCGGAATTATCGGTGGGTACTTCGCTGGCAAGAAAGAGGATAAATAATGAAAAAACTAACTAAATTCCTAAGCGATCTATTCAAAGATCTACTTGACCAAGCGTGGACTCTACTAGGTCTTGCTCTCGGTTGGGTACTGCTTGAAGGCTCGGCTCGCGACATCGTGGGTAAGCTAATCGGCATCACCTTACTAATCTGGGTGTTGACGTTTCCTATCCGTCGGGAGAAAGACGACGAGTAGGAACTAAGTTAGAATGAATCGTAAACCTTTATAGATAACAAGGAGAGATACATGCCTGAAGCAGTATACATTGAGCCTTTTCCAAAGGCAAAGCGTGGAGACGGGTTCAAGAACTTCGCCTCTTACAGAACCAACCCACACCGTGGAGTTGACTGGTCTGTTCCTGGTGGTAGCAAGATTAAGGCTATTACTGGAGGAACCGTTATGGAAGTTGGAGAGACCAAGGTCTTGGGCAACTACCTAATTCAGTCTACCTACGACGGTCACTTTATTTTGTACGCGCACTTCCAGGTGCCATCAACTCTAAAGCAGGGTGACAAGGTAGAAGCAGGTAAGACTATTGTTGGTCTAGTTGGAACAACTGGAACAGCATCAACAGGAAACCATTTGCACGTCACCTATGGCGTAAAGAAGACTCTTATCACCGCTGACATCAAGGATCTGCGCGACCTATTCGCAGTACTTGACGCAGCGCCTAAGACAGGTGTTGTTGCCAAGGCAGCAGCAGTCGTCAAGAAGGTCGTTCCAACAAAGAAGGCCTAGTCTTTTCATAAGAAAAATCCCCCCGGAAGGCAACTATCCGAGGGGATTTTTTTTGAAAGGAAGGACACTATGAAATGCCCAGTGCTTTTCAGCACAATAAGAATATAACAGGAACTACATAAACTCCTGCAGTTCTTTTAGCAGACCTGGCTTTGGTTTTGCTCCAACAATCGTGCGCACTCTTGCTCCATCTTTGTAGACTATCGTCGTCGGAATCGAACTAATCGCAAACTCACTAACCAACTCCGGCTCGTCGTCTGCGTTTATCTTTACGACCCTTATCGTCTCCGCGTACTCAGTGGCGATTTCCTCGAACACCGGGTTCATCATCTTGCACGGTCCACACCATGGAGCCCAGAAGTCAACGAGGACTATTCCCTCTACTTGAATTACCTCTGGAACAAAGTCGTCGGCAGTTATTTCTTTTACCATGTTTTCTCTTTCTTTTCGTTGTCTCGTCTTATTTTACACGGACGTTCTTGGCCGCGTGTTTTAGTCTACCCTCGATTATTGGCAGGTACTCCTCGGTCATCTCAATTCCAATAAAGGTGTATCCGTTTAGGAGCGCTGCCTTGCCTGTTGAACCTGAGCCTGTGAACGGGTCTAGAATCACGCCTCCAGGCGGGGTAATAAGGTCGCAGAGGTACTGCATTAGCTTAGTTGGCTTGACGGTCGGGTGTTCGTTTTTGAAACCCTCTAGGCCCTCACTGCGGTCCTTGGCGCCAGCCTTGGCAACGTAGAAGAAGCGTGACGCGCCACCTTCGTCACTTGGCCCAGGAACGGATTCGTACTCCTTGCCTGCGGCTCCTCCCCAAGGTTGTGCTCCGTTCTTCCAGCGGTTTATCGCACCACCTGATTTGCTGTATCCGCTTTGCTTATCCATGAGCCCGGCGGCCTCCTCGTCTAAGATAACGTTCGCTGGAAAGCGTCCGATGTTCTTTAGCTTATCGAGAGCTTCCTGCTGCTCAGGAGAGTTGTTTACCCTTGCCTCGTACTCTTCATCTGTCTCGCCGGCTCGTCGCGTCGCAAGCTTTGTTATTGGTTGCCCGGTCACGTTTTCAAACGTTTCGTTTGGCCCGGCAGGAATGCGCGACCCGTCAATGTTTATTCCACCCGTTCCCCACTTCATAACGTTCTCGGCGATCGTTCCCTCGACTGGTTTTCTTGCGAGCACTATCGGCTCAACGCACGGCTTTAGCGCAGTGCCCCAGCCTTCCCACTGCCTGGCCTCGTCACTTCCAGCGGCAGTGATTTCAGGGTTCGCCTTCGTGAATCCCGTGTAGTCACTTCCTCCACGTTTTTTAGATTCCCGTACTACGTTTTTGTTTACGCCAATGACCTGCCTTACGGCTCCCAGTTTCCTGTCGATGGCCTTGCTAATGTTGTGCGATTTTGGAAACGCCTTTCCATAAATCCACATGATATTGTCGCGAATCTCAAAGCCTGCGTCCTCGATGGCAACCGCCATACGGTGCCAGGTTCTTGTTCCACCAAACGAAAGAAGATGTCCACCCGGCTTTAGTACGCGCAGGCACTCCTCCCAGGTTTCCTTTTTGAAGGCAACTCCGGTTGCGTCCCATGACTTACCCATGAATCCACCCTTGGAACCCTCTCCACCGGTCAGGTCGTATGGCGGGTCGGTGATTATCGAGTCAACTGAGTTATCAGGCAGCGTCTTTAGAATGTCAAGGCAGTTGCCAAGGTACACCACTGCGTTTTCTGTTTCGTATCTTGGTTTCATTTTTTCTTCTTTTCTTCTTCTTTTCTTTTTCTTTTTGCTTCCTGGAACGCCTTCTTGCGCATTCTTATCAGTTCTTCTTTTAGCTCTCGCTGAGCCTTTTTTAGTGCGTCCTCGTTTGACTCGCTAGATTGTGTCATAGATGTTTTTTACCGTTGTTGCGTACCAACGTCTCCCGTTCTGAGTAGGTGTCTCTTCCGCGTTTAGTCTGTCCGCTATCTTAGAGTAGCTCATGCCCGCGGCTCGCAGCTTAGCGATGTAGTCCTTTGTCTCCTGTGGAGTTTTGTTTTTTGGACCCATGTCCACACCCCACTTGATTCCACGGTCTCGCCTGTCCTTGTGCACGTCCTTTTGACGCTCAGCGATGATTGCTCGTTCCATCTCGGCCAGCGCCGACATGATGGTCACGACGAATCTTCCCTGGTACGTGGAGGTGTCTAGGTTTAGGTCAAGCATGACTATGCGCCATCCATTGGTGTTTGCCCTATCTACTATGGATAGGAAGTCCTTCGTGCTTCTTGCCAGGCGGTCGATGCGCGTGACAAACAACGCCTTTGCCTCTCCACTGTCTAATCGTCTTAGGCTCTCCGTTAGCGCCGGTCTCCCGCTGATGCTCTTACCAGAGCGCCCCTCTTCTCTAACGAGTTCCATGTCTACGAATCCTGCCAGACTGGCCGCGGCTCGCAGTGAGCGTTCCTGGACGTCTAGCGAGACTCCATCATTTACCTGTAGCTGTGTCGAGACACGAGCGTATAGAATAGCCAGCCCAGGGTCGGAGGCATCATTCATCGTAATCTTTGTTTTGGTTACCAACTGTTAGGGCAGTGATAAGTACGCTCATCACGACGATAAAGATAAACCCACCTAGCAGTGCTCCGGTGCTAACTCCAATGGCGGCTATGGCCATTCCAGCGATTAGCGCGGTGTAGCAAATCCAGAACAGTAGCGCAAACAGCGCGTCTTTTCTTTGCATCTTTGACATTCTCACTCAACTCTGTCTAGTAGCCAGTCAGCTAATTCGGCGTTGTCTCTAAGTACGGCGAGCAGGTTTCCCTCCAACATGGAGATAAAGTAGTGCTCCCAGTCGTCAAAGCTGTCCTCGCTCTTTGGCTTTGGAAGACCGTCGTTTACCATGCGAATACAGTGCATGATTTCGTGTAGGACGGTGACCTGTTTCTTTGTCCGGTGTATTCCAGCGTCGATTACGATTAGGTTTCCATCGTCTATGGTGTATCCGTAGGAGCCATCATTTAGAGTGGCGTCCTGGCTTCGGTTTCTTTGCTCGATGACAAAGTACTGTGGACCAATCTTTATTTTGTCTGGTACTTTACTTGTCGGCACCTGTCAACCTCTTTATTTCTTTTTCTAGTCTTCTTATAGTGTCTGACCTGTTAATTACTGCCGCAGCTAGTGAGACAACCAATGCGGTCAAAAATACAGACGCAACAACGGCGCCAAAGATTTGTAGGCCAAAGTCGCTAGACTCTGCCGTCGGCTCAACAACTGCTAATAAGATTCTCATCTAGTCCTCCTCAATAGGTCCGTGCGTTTCACAATGCATTATTGCCTCGTTCTCTGTTTGCCACTTATCCCAGCAGTTCTCGACTTGACCTACTCCTGCAAAAAAGAACCCATAAAGCAGGGTGCCAATCATTAAAACAAAGATTCCTAGAAATACAAAAATCTCTTGTGGCTTTACCTTTTCATTCATTTGTTTTCTCCCTTGATAAAAGCAATCGCATTAGCAATAATGGAGGCTTCAAATAAAAGTTTGTCTGCCAAGTAAACATTTACTGATTCTTCTAGCAGTTTGATGATGCGTTCACGCTCTTCAGTGGCACCATCTTTTTTGCCATAGTCATACGCTTCAATGCTCATTCTCGTTCTCCTTTAATAAAAGCAATCAAATCCTCAGACTGGAAAGAGTCTCTGTAAAAGAAGACTCCGTCCTCAATCTC